GTGTCAGCGTTGCGGACTGTGCGGCGGTGATCGTGGTCGACCAGCCTGGACCGTTGGCCGAAGCCACCAGGTCAAGCGCCTGCGCGCCGCGAATGAAGTAATGCAGCGCCCAGTCTGCGCTGGACAACACGTTGCCCAGGTTGTCTTTCGTCTGGTCGTCCAACCAGGTGAAACTGTCGCCAGCAGATATTTGTTCGGGGATTCGCATGCTTTACCAGTTCGTGACGAATGAATTGCGCTTTTTCGGGATTATAGGCTTCGCAGGTTTGACCGCCAATTCAGCGGCATTTTCACCGTCTTTCACGGGTTTCAATTTTAATGCCCGTTCGAACTGTTCCCAGATCGTGCGCCGGTTGAACCGCATGTAAAGCGACTGCATCGCGGCATAGGCATACACCGCCGTGTCCAGCGCTTCGTTGCGCGCGCCTGGTTTCTTCACCCACTCGCGCACGGGGAAGCCCTTCACGTACTTGGTGATCTGCTTTTCAGCCGTCAGCTGCGCGAAATACTCGGCGGTCAGTTCAGCGTGAAAGTGAACGTACCCAGCGCCTGGTTCGTTGTGCTTCAGGCGCGAATAAATCACCGACTTCACGGTGTCGACGCCCACCGGCCAGACTTCGGCGCTGCCCTTCATCACCTTGCCCTTCCAGTTCAGGTCGACGCGGCTGGGCTTTCCGATGGCCGGTTTGCCGCGCTGCGACTGGCCTTTGATCGCGTAGTAGTGCTTCGACCGGCGTTCGCGCGCGTAGGCATAGACGTCATGGGTGTGGTGGCCACCACTGTCGATGCAGGCCGCCATCACGGTCAGCGGTTCGGCCAGTTCGTGCTCGATGGGCGTGCCCAGCATGTCGTCCAGCTGGCGCCAGACTTCGGGCCGCGCTGGGTCGCCGTAGATTTCCTGGTGCGCCACGGCCCAGCATTCTTCATCGCGGCCCCACCCGTACAGTGACACGGCCAGGCGGTTGTCCTGCACGTCCACGCCAGCGGTGACGGCCAGCACGCGGGCTGGCAGCACCTTCGGGTCGTAGAACTCGGCGCGCGCCTGCAGGCTGTCGGCCCCGACCTTCGCCGAATATTCTTCTTCCCAGGTTTCGCCTAGGACCGTGTTCACCCAGCCCTTCAGCAGCGGTGCGTCGCCCTTGGCCGCGATGAATTCTTCGACGATGGAACGCCAGGACTTCCAGCCCAGCGGTGAATACAGCGACGACAGGTGGAAGCCTGCGATGCGGCCATTGCCTTCGGCCGTAGCGCGCCATTCGCCCTTGGCCAGCATGCTGGTCTTGTGGCGTTCCTCGATCAGCGTGCCGCAGTCTTCGCAGGCGTAGGCTGCCGTCGTCGGGTCGTCGTCCTGCCACTTGATCTGCGCCCAGCGCAGCCACTGCATGTGGTCGCAGTGCGGGCAGGGGACGAAATAGCGCCGCTGGTCGGACACGTTAAATTCGCGCTCGATGCGGCTGACGTCCTTCACCGTCGGCGTGCTGCACATGAAAATCTTGCGCCGCGCGAACGTGGTGGTCCGTCGGATCGCCAGGATGACGGGGTCGCCTTCGCCATCGACGTCGACAGGGAAACCGTCGATTTCGTCCAGGAACAGGTAACGCACCGGCATCGAACGCAGGCCGACCGCGCTGTTCGCGCCGGTGACAACCAGAACACCGCCCTGGAATTCCTTCACCAGCTGCGTGTTGCCGCCATCGCGTGAACGCTGGTCCGCGATGCGTTCTTTCAGCATCGGGGTTTCTTCCATCATCGGCGCCAGGCGCTGCTTGGAAAATCGCTTTGCCGTGTCGACCGTCGGCTGCACCAGCATCATGGGGCCTGGTGCGTGGCTGATCACGAAGCCCAGCCAGTTGTTGCCGGTTTCGGACTTGCCCACCTGGGCGCCAGCCATGAACACCACCTGTTCGACAGGGCTGTTCGGCGACAGTTCGTCCATGATCTCGCGCAGGTACGGCGTGCGCTCGGTGCGCCAGCGGCCAGGTTCAGCCGACGCCTTTTGCGACAGCATGCGGAATTCGTCCGACCACTCGCTGACGGTGAAGTCGGGGTCGGGTGTCAGTCCAGCGCGAAACGCCTGGCGGTATAAAAACGAACCGTCAGGCTGCACCATCTTCAGCCCCCAGCGCGCTTTCCAATGCCTTGCGGATTTCCTCGGTCAGACGCCGGTGGATCACGAAGTTGTCGGTCTGGCCGGTTAGTTCTGCAGCCACGCGGTCGGGGATGTTCAGCATGCCGTCGCGGATCATGCGCGCGACCTTGAACGCCTCTTTCTTCACAGCTTCGGCGTCGACCAGGGTGCCAGCTTTCTGTTCGTACTCGAGACGCGAAAGTTCAGCCTGATATTGCTCTTTCTTCGCCCTGCTTGCGGCGTAGGTCGCGGCCTCGCCTTCGATGCCAGCGTCGCCAAGCATCATGCGGTTGTTGTGTTCGCCACGGTCGATGCTGGTCGTGGCTGCCCATTCCTGGTCGGCCAGGTCCACGTCGATCTTGAAAGCCTTGCCGTCACGCGTGACCGACTTCGTCAGTCGACCGTCGCGGATTGCTTGCAGCACGGCAGGCTTGCTGACGCCACGGTGTGTGGCGTACTTGGCAGCCGAAATGAAGTTCCCCATGTGCTTGTTTGTTTAATTTATGAAGCTGGAATGCGATTTTGCACCAAATAGCGAAGGCGTGTCGTTGTTTAAATCGGGATTAAAAATGATACCCAGTGACCCATCGGTGAAAAGCAAGTTAGTACGCACTCACTAGCGTTTTATCGCGGTCGCGCGTTACCCTCATTGGCCCTGCCCCTGGAGGGACCCAAAAGTTTCAATCTGAAACCCTTGGTATTACTTTGCAGTTTGCATGGCATAGAACACCGCGTCCTTCAGATTGCGGTCGAACTTCTTGGTCGCAACGTCAACGCCAGTGGTGTGCAGGCCCAGCCTGGCCTTCACGAACGCACGGGGTCGCAACGCGTACAGGAAATCCAGGCGGTTCTTGCGTCCTTTGTAGCCAGGCTTCACGCGCACCAGGTACTTCTTGGACGACTGGGTCGTCAGCACTGCCGTCAGCGTTCCACCCTTGTGGCCACCCTTCGGGGTCAATGTGTTTTTGATGTTCTTTGGCAGGTCCTTGGTGGCGATCATGCCGCGCTTGGTACGCCGCACTGCATCCAATGGGATGGCCACGTTGCTGCCATACATCGGCAGTTTGTCTGCGCCTTCTTCTTGTCGGTACATGAATTTGGCATCACGACTGAACACCACCGATTCCAGGTTTGTCTTCTTGGCCGGTGTGATCACGATGCCCTTCACGATCCACTCACGTCGCAGCGTGAACCTGTTGGGCATGTCTGCACGCACAGCGTCTTGCACATCCTTGGCCGTCTGTGTCAGCGCCTTGGCGATGGCAAAGGGCGCCTGGCTGGATGTGAAGCCAGACAGCATGGCTTTCATCTTGGAAAGATCGGCAGTTACTTGGAAGGTCAGCATGATGGTATTTTCTCCGAAAGGGGGTGACACGGGGTGTCACGCTGTAAGTCGTTGATTTATAAAGGGATGACGCCATAAGCGTGACGGGCGTGTACACCGTGACACTGATTTCCATATACGCGGGCGTTTTCGCGTTTTCCCCTTACTCCCCCTTTTTTCCTATATATATATAAAAGGGTGTCACACCTGTACACGGTGTCACGAACCCAGTGTTTATGCGGGTTTGCGGCGTGACGCCCCCGTGACGGGTGTGTACAGGTCACCACTGATTGCCCACTTTCGGTGGTGCCAGCAGCATTCGACCGTTGTGCGTGCGCTTGCCTTGGTTGCCGTTCTTCTGGCGAATGAACGCCGACGCCTTGTTCACGTCGCTGCTGTTTGGCTTCTCTAAGCCGACCTCGTACATGATGTCGGTGGCTGATCGCCAGGTCCATTCGGTCATGGGCACGTTCCACAACAGTCGGCTTTGAATGCGTTCGTGGATCGGGTCGATGACCGTGAAATCCTCGTTCGACTGGTTCAGTCGATCCATTTCATCCGGCTGCAAATAATATGTTTCGCCTTTGTTGTATAAAAACAACACTTCAGCCCACACCTGCTGCATGTCCAGGCAGTGGCTGTGGTCGATCCACTTGGCCTCGATGGTCCAGTATCGCCGGTTGCCGGTTGCGTCGTGCAGGAATTGCTTCGGGTTGACCGATGCGAAGAACACGGTGCGACGTGCGAAGTGGCTTTCTTTGCGTGCGTAAGGTCGGCGCAGAACGTCTGACTGGTTCGTGATGAACGACTTCAGGGCTGCGATGTCCGATTTCCTGAACGTCGCATCCAGTTCGCCAAGTTCGACCAGCCAAAAGCTACAGACCTGTTTCACGCTGTCCTTGTCGTGCGGCTGCAGCAGCATGCCGTCTTTCAGCAGGTTCAAGTGTTCGGGCACAAGGGTTTTGAACCACTTGGTCTTTCCCAGGTACTGGTCGCCCTGCAGCGTCAGCACACCATGCGCACTGACGCCGTCCGGCCTGAATGCGGCGGCCACCGCGCTGATCATCCAGCGCTTCATCAGCACGCACTTCAGTTCGTTGTCGACTGCGTCGATTGTGTCGAATAGGTCCTGCAGACGCGACTGGCCGTCCCAGGGCTTGGATTTGATCCACTCGGCGACTGGGTTGTACAGGTTCTGGTCGGCGATATAGGTCACGTAATCGCCCAGCGCGTCGGTGGGGTACTGAAATCGCACGCATTCGCTGCGCAGCCACGCCAGTGATGCGTTGGCCTGGTTGTCGACGCTGAACGCCTGGCCAGGGATCAGGATTTCGTCTTCTTTCTTGATGACGTTGTAGCGAACGCGCGCGCCCATGCGGTCGATGATCTCGTACAGGTTCGCGATGATGCCCAGCGGCTTGCCCTTCGGGTTTGCATGCGCCAGGGGCGTGAAGTAGTCCACCAGGTGGTGGTTGTCGTTGGCTGGCACCAGTGCGGCCACGGCTTCCAGTCCTTGGCTGACCGCCAGGTCGTTGAAGTCGCCACCGGCTTCGGGTGCGACCACGGTGGCGCCGATTTTCTCTGCTGCTTTGGTCGCCTTGGTCATGCCTGGGTTGCCTGGTGTGTTCACGTCGTTGTCGGCCCACAGTTCGATGGCGATGTTGCTGGGCAGCTTCAGGCGCAGGGCTTCACAGACTGGTTCCAGGTTGCCAGCGTCGAACGCGATGGCCACGGGCGTGCCGGTTGCCTGGCAGACGCTGGCGCCGGTGGCGAAGCCTTCCACCACGATCAAGCGGTCAACGGGCTTGGTGCCGATGCCGAAATAGCAGCCGCGTTTCTGGCCACCGGATAGAAACCGCTTGTTGCCTTCGTCGTCGATGAACTGCAGCGACTGCAGCGTGCCGTCTGACGAATACATCGGCAGCACCAGCTTGCCACGGCTTTCGCGCAGTCCGTGGGCTTTGATCTGTTTGCGCACCAAATACGGGTGGTTGTCGTTGGCCGGTGTGGACTGTGCCCAGATTTCGGCAGCCTTGGCCCTGGCTTCGGCGCGCACGCGCTGCTGTTCGGCTTCGTTCTGTTTGCGCACATCGTCCATGCGCTTGGCGTATGCCTTGCGTTCGTCCGGTGTGAATTCGTGTTCGGACTTGGCCGACCACGATGCCTTCACGTCGTGCTTCCAACTGCCGAAGGCGCCAGCGGGTATGCCGTCGCCGTGCAGGATGTACCAGCCGTTCTTCGCTGTTCGCTTATCGCCGTCGATGTGAATTCTGTGGCGAACACCGTCGTCGATGATTTGTTCGTCGGTGTTCAGGCCCGCCGCGATCATTGCGTCGCGGAATTGCTCGATGTGGTTGGTCATTCGTCACCCCGACCAGCAAGACGTTGGGCGCGGTCACGCGCTTCTAGGATGCCAGCCAGCGCGACTACATCGGACGCAGTAAATTCGCGCACCCTATGCTCTAGCAGGATGCGTTTTGCGATGTCGACGTATTCGTGAACTGTGTAGGCAGCCTCAAAGCTGATGACACTTGCAGAACTGTCAAGCAGTTCGCGCATTCTCGTTTTGAATGGTAGGGATGACGGGGAAATGTCGTGTGACATACGGACCTTTCGAATGACGCGCACTTGTATTGGTGAAGGGCCGCGCGTCACAGCCCCTCGGATGCAAACTATACCCGATCACCGACTGTTGTTTTTTTGCGACAGATATTTCATGGCCAGGCCCACAGCGACTGGCACTGGCCACCGGCCAGCCTTCCACCCGCACAGCGTCGTTTCTGCCACGCCAAGCCTGGTGCACAGCTGGGCATTGGTCAGTTTCATGTCGCGCTGTGCCTGGCGCAGTTGTTCGCCGGTCATTCCTGGCCGCCGATCTCGTGACGAACCCAGCACAGCAGCACCACGACGAACGCAAGCACCGAACCGAAGATCAGCGCCAGCAGCGTCAGCAGCGATTTAAGTTCCTCGGGCATTGTTCTGTTTCCTGTTTTTGTGCGCGTTGCTGTTGATGTCGATGCGTGCAGGCTCGATGCCTTTGGCGCGGGCTTTCTCGACGATGCGCGACACGCTGCGGCTGCGGCGTGCGTTGCGCTCCATGTCTGTGGTGTCGATGTTCGGTTTGAACCGTGGGTCGAATGCGTTGATCACATCAGCCCCTTCGCACGCAGTTCTTCCACTTCGCGCTGCAGCCGGTCGGTGCGCGCTTTAAGCAGGCGGTGTTCGGTTTCCAGTTCTTCGATGACTTCGCAGGGTGTCGGCGCGACCACGGGTGGCTTGCGTCCGAATATGCGGTCGAAGTTGTGCGCGAATGCGCTGTGGTTTGTTGGGCGTTGCTTGTCGCCTTTGCCGCCGTCGCCGTGTGTCATTTAGCTTCCTCGCATTGATTGAAAAAATCGGTTGCAGTCATTACAGCCAGTTCGCCGTCTTGGTTTCGAGTCAGCCATTCGCCTTGTTTGACCACGGCGTATTTATCGCCAGCATGAAACACGATGGTCATAGTTCCCTCGCCATCGCATTTGCAGTTGAACTGCTCTATGCGCGCCACGTTCTGCAGGTCTTTAATTGAATTGACGTCTTCGAATCGTGCGGCCCAAAGATACGGGCGCTTCCAGTAATATGCTTTCATTTCATGGTGTCCTTAAAAGTCTGCACCGCCGCGTCCAGCGCGATGCTGCGTGTGTTCTTCAGCAGTTCGCGCAGGTCGTTGATGATGTTGGCCTGCAGTCTGATTTCCATTTGCATGGCTTCAAATTGCGGGTTTGCGTCGTGGCTTTCGATGATCACGCCGTCAGCATTGCGCACCAGGCGCACGAAGTCGGTGGTCGTGGTCATCGCATCAGCCCCGCGAATGGGTGCGACGTCATCATGCGCCAGGCCGTGCCGTTTCTGATCTTACCGACCAGGCCGTGGCTGACGCCGTACATTGCGCCGATCTCGCGTGATGGCAGCGTCGACGCGCGGATGTCTTGCACCTGTTCTTCGGTCAGCTTGGCGCGGTGTGTCCTGGCGTATGCCTGGATTTTCGCGTTGCGCATCGGGTTGCTGTTGCCTGCCTTGCTCATGGCTTTCATGTGCTGGGCGTGGCTGTGAATGACTGTGTGCGCTGGGTTCACGCATCGAAAGTTGTCGCACTTGGGCACGGCGTAGCTGTTCGGCTTCATGTCGCGGCCCAGCAGCGTGGTGAAGACGCGGCGCACCGGCTGCATCTTGCCGTCGTGAAACACCTGCGGCGTATTGTTGGCGATGTAGCGCTGCCATTCCCAGCAGTCGCCGATCTCGACGCAGTGCTGTTTCAGGCTGTCGACTGTGTGCGTTTTCTGGGTGCGCGTCATGCTGCACCGCCTGTGGCTTTCTTGATCGCCTGAATTGCTTTGTATTCAGCGTCAAATACAAAATCGCCAGCATCTTCGCCGTTGAAATTGATGGCTTTCAACATGAACTGCAAAGCGTCCAGCAACTCAGGCGCTGCGGCCATCAGGCGTGCGTCTGGGTGCGTGACAAGCTGGTGCCAACTTTTGTGATGCTCTCGACCAGGTTCTGGCGCGATCCATTCCGGCTTGTCGCACAGCCGGTCCATCAGGTTCATTCCATCCACTGATGTATCACGGAATCGTGGAACTGCATTACCCATGCCCCAGCGGGCAAAATCCATCACCGTCAAATCAAATATTGGACGACCGCCGACCAAGTCCACGGTTTTGTGTGCGGCGTTAAATTCCCAGCGCCACGGCCCAGGTGTGTGTGCTGTTGTCATTTCGCCTTGGCCCCCAGCAGTTTCTTCACGCTCTTGCTTTGCTCGGTGCTTGGCGGTTCGACGTACTCAGGACGCGGCGACAGTGGCACCCATCCAAATCGCCGCCAGGTGGTGGTGACGTCGGTCTGTGCGCTGTTGCGATATTTAAAGTCTGGATGCGTTAGGTGCAGTGTTGGCTTGGCCATGAATAACCCCTTGAATGAAGCCGTGTTCGTCCGGCGCAAATTGAATTTCAGGATGATCGCAGCGGCGCTGGGCCATCATGCGGTTTTTGTACTCGGGCGTGCAGTCTGTGCAGTGCCCTACGTCGAAGCAGCCGCCGGTATGCTTTGCGGCCTGCATCCAGATCGCGAAGTGCTTGTGCGTGGGAAAGCAGCGCGGTTTGGTTTGTGGGATGAAGTCTTCGGTCATGCCGCACCCCGTGCAGGACGCACAGCCACGACCATGCGGTAGTTGCCCATCGCCAGCGGCTGCTTGGGTTCTGTCTCGATGGTCAGCACCACGCCTTCGCGCTTGGCTTGCTGCACCAGTTCCAGGGCCTTGGTGTAGATCACGTTCGACGCAGCCTGGTCGCCGACCACCTTGCCCCATGCTTTGTCGGCCTCGCCGCGCAGCTGGTCGATGAACGCTTCGAGTTCGTCACGGCTTTGAAAGTAGTTGGCGTAAATGTCACTGCCGACGCCCAGGCCGACCACGGGTGGGTTGACTGCCAGCAGCTTTGCCGAACCCAGGCCGCCGATCCAGTCATGCACCCAGGTTTCAACACCATCGCCACCGCGACGGATGCGTGCCAGTTCGCGCTCTGAATAGGCTTTTTGTTCTGGTGTCATGCTGCACCCCCAGGCAGTAATGTGCGTTCTTCCATCACCGCGTCGGCGATGCGTCGTGCAGCTGCTGCGATCTCAGGCGCCAGGTTCAGCGCAACGGCCAGACCTTCGGATTTGACGACCGCTTCGGCGATGCCGGTCAGTGCGGCTGACAGGAATGTGTCGCGCTCGTTCATGCTGCCACCCGCCACACGTTGATGTCCAAGGCCACGACCACCAGTGCAACGACGGCCAGCACGTAGATCAACTTGTTCACTTCGAAAATGTTGTCGGATTTCATAAATTCCCCTAGTTAGAACGGCAGTGCGCCGTATTTGCGTTGTGCTGCCTGACGAACTGCGCGGTAAAACACATCCACAGGGGTGTAGTTGTCAAAGTCACGACCGGATGCCCAGTCAGAGCCAAGAATGTCGCTCATGTAACGGTCTTTGCAGGCGATCGCTTCGTCGTCGTCGTTGAAATCAAATCGGCTTTGGATTTGTTCTGCTGCTTGGTATGCGTTCATTTCGTTTCCCCTTGCTAGTTGCTGCACGTCGTTGTGCAGTGCCTCTATTCTGCTGCAATATTTGCAGGGTTTGAAAAATTCTTTTGCGGTGCGTTGTATTCACGCAACAAACTCACTTGCTGAGTATTTCGACGGCTTCGTCTGGGCTGCGTGCGATGCCAGCAAAACCACCGGCGCGCAGCACGGTGGTGATGAAGTGCAGCTGGTCTGCTGTTGGCTTGCCGGTCGGTGTCTTCACCTCGACGGCAGTGAACACGGCGACCTTGCGGCCCACCATGTCTGGCGTGATCTCGACTGACTTGAAGCCGATCAGGTCGCTGCCGCCAGGATTGCAAACGCCGTATCGGATCAGGCGACCGTCGGGCGTGTGCGTAGCCCCGACCTGGTTGCGAAACATCACAGCGCCTGCGTCAGACAGTGCCAGCCGGATGTGCTGCTGGATGGCGCCTTCTTTCATCGCTCGATGCCTTCCAGACGGTCGGCGATCAGCTTGGCATATCCAGCGATGTCGACCCAGCTGTCGGCGTAGTCTGGGTCGCCGTTGATGATGCGGCCCAGCTTATGCGCGATCATCTCCAAGGCTTCTTTTTGGTCGGCTGCCAGGCGATGCCACCGTTCACCCATGTGGCCACGAATGACGTTTTTCAGTTCTTGGGTGACGTCCGCGTGGTCGATGAACTTGCCGTATCGTTCGCCGCGCTCGTTCAGCACCTTGGTGATGTCTGCAGGATTCGCGCCCTCTGGCACTTGCACGATCTCGCCAGGCTTGACGAACTTGTAAGTCGTCTGATCCGTCCAGTGTGGTCGATGGTCCTTGGATTTCATGCACTGCACGCATGTTGTCTTTGCATGCACTACGTTGCCGAAGTTGGCGCACGTTCCACAATGTTGTTCATTCATAAATTCCCCTTGTTTGTGTTGGTGGGGTACTCGCTGCACCGACGGGCCAAGGCCCAGGACAGGGACGGCATCCGCTTTCCCCCGAAATCATCAGAACGGAATATCGTCGTCGCCGTATTGCTGCTGCGGTGCTGGCGCCTGGCGTGGTGCGGCTGGACGCTGCGCAGGCGCCGCCTGGCGTGGTGCAGCTGCAGGCGCCTGGCCGTTCTTGTCCTTGGGTTCGAACATGGACAACAGGATGCTTTCGCTGGTGGCGCCCTTGCCGGACAGGTCGGGCACACCGGCTGGGTTGAACCACTTCGCCAGCATGATGAATTTGCCGCCGTCGTTGTTTTGCATCACGGCGCCGACGTTCTGCCAGCGGCCCTTTTGTTGCCCTTGTCCGTCTGTGTATTCGCCGGTTTTGACCGCCAGGTCATAAAGTTTTGTAGCCAATTTTTTTCCCCTTAAAGGTTGTTGATGAATTGCCTGTCTTTCCAGGCTGTCCGTCACATCTCAAGGCCAGGAGAGAGTAAAACCCGTCACGTGACTGCTGCTGTTGTCCCGACCTGCAGCTGCGGGTGGCGTCGGCCCCTCAATCATTGTCCTTTGTTTTTGTAAATCGCTCGCATTTTTGGCAGCAGTGTCGCCACGCTGCCTGGGTAGTTTTTCTTGATCCACTCGGCTGTGCGTCGCACGTAGTCGGCTGTTTGATCTGGCCTGGCCAAGAACTTCAGCAGTGCGGCTTCGTCTTTGTGTTTCATGCTGCCCTGCGTGATTGTCGTGATGCCCAGATATATTTTGCCCAGCCTGGCTTATAGCCGCGGCGTTTCGCCACCTCTTGCAGTTCTTCTAGCGTCTGCGCCTTGCCGATCTCGCGTTTTCGTTGGGCTTGGATCATAGCCGCATCAAGTTCTTGCAGTTCGCCTTCGACGTGTTTGACCTCGCGGGCCTTCACTTCGGGCACATGGCCACACTGCGGGCACACCGGCTGCGGCGTGAACACCGCGAAGCACTTTTCGCATTGCTTCACCGGCGGCACGTCGTCGTCTTTCTTGCGCTTGCCAGCATCGGGCAGTCCGTCCAGCGTCCAGTCGCGATCCTCTTGCGGCAGTCCGTGGCGCATGCAGTTGCCGACGTGGTCCAGGATGATCGCGCGGTCCTTGCCTGGTGCGGGTCGCAGCGCACGGCCCACCTGCTGGATGAACAGCCCCATCGACTGCGTGGGTCGCAGCAGGATGGCCGCAGCCACCACGGGAATGTCGGTACCTTCGGAAATAATGTCGCAGCTGGTCAGAACGTGCAGGCGGCCATTGCCCAGGTCGTCGATGGCTTTTTTGCGTAGCGCGTCGTCCATGCTGCCGTCGATGGCCATCGCCGCATAACCAGCCGCGCGAAATTGTTGTGCAACGTGTTGCGCGTGAACAACACTTACACAGAACGCGATGGCTGGCTGTCGGTCGCACAGTTTTCGGTAATGCTCTACAGCGCTGCCGGTGATGGTGGGTTTGTCCACGCGTTCGTTCAGCTGCTGCTTGTCATAGTCGCCCATTCGTCGGCGCACGCCGGTCATGTCCAGCTGCGTCGGTGGCGCGTACACCACCGGCTTGACCAGGTGGCCCATGTCGATCAGCTGCTGCACGGTCGGGCCTGTCACCATGCGGTCGAACACGTCGCGCAGCCCTTTGCCGTCGCTGCGCACTGGCGTGGCCGTGACGCCCAGCACCTTGGCCGCAGGGAATGCGTCGATGACCTTGCGCCAGCTGCCTGCGATGGCATGGTGCGCTTCATCCACGATGATCAGGTCGAAGTGAAACGGCTGTTTGTCCAGGCGCCGGATCAGCGTCTGCACGCTGGCCACCTGCACTGGGTCGCCGGTGGTGACGTGACCGGCGGCGATCAGGCCGTGCTTCACGCCCATCGCGGTCAGACTGCGGCTGGCCTGCATCAGCAGTTCTTGGCGGTGCACCAGGATCAGCACGCGGTTGCCGCGCTCGACGGCTGACTGGCCAACGAACACGAATGTGAAGGTCTTGCCACCACCAGTTGGCAGCACAAACAGCGGCGCGCGGGCGCCCGATGCGTATGCCTGGCGCAGTTCGGTGACTGCGTCGGCTTGATATGGGCGCAGGTTCATTTCAGCCCCAGCTGCCGTGACCGGTACAAGTAGTTTTTCTTCGTGGGCACGCGCTCGAGCATTCCCATCCGGTGCAGTCGGCCCAGCATGCCGTTGACGCTGCGCATGCCGACGCGCCTGCAAATATCGGATGGCTGTTCGAACCTGGTGCTGCTGATTGCCGCCAGCAGTTTGCTGTCGGTCATGTTGCGGATCATGGAAGCGCTTCCCATCCGAACTTCACGACGTACCAGGCCAGGTGCGCGAAAAGCCCGAACGACGCCAAGCCCGCGACGACGTTCACCAGCACGAATGTGAACGTGATCAGAATATCTTTAATCTTCACGATTTCCCCTTTTTATGACCGCATATTCTATGGACAGCGCGTCGATTCACCTGTTGTATTTTCACCACTGTTGCGATCATCCAACAAACGAAATCGCATGTATTATTCGCGTCCTTGCTGATAACCAATGAAAGGGGATGATGTGGCGAGAATACTAGAGAACTTAACCAATGCGGAATATCACGCCAGTGAAGGGATAAGTGCCAGCGGCCTGAAGCTGATCGGGCGCAGCCCGTTGCATTACTGGGCCGCGTACCTGGACCCGAAGCGCGAACCGCGCGTCGAAACGCCAGCCCTGAAGCTGGGCACGGCGATCCACACCGCTGTTCTGGAACCGATGCGGTTTGCTGACGAATACGTGGTGGTGCCAGACAGCGCGCCGCGCCGTCCGACGTCAGTTCAGCTGAACGCGAAAAAGCCCAGCGACGACACCGTGGCCGCCATCGAATGGTGGGCGAAGTTCGACGAAGACACGAAGGACAAAACGGTCATCAGCCGCGACGACCTGGCGACGTGCATGTCGATCAGCGAACGCCTGCGCCAGCATCCGGCTGCCCAGGTGCTGTTTCGCGATGGCGTACCGGAACTGTCGATGTACTGGGAAGACGCCGAAACCGGTGTGGTGTGTAAATGCCGACCCGACTGGCTTATCCACAGCACGGCCATCGTTGACGTGAAGTCAACCCAGGACGCAAGCCCTGCGGGATTCGCACGCAGCGTTGCAAATTTCGAATATCACGTGCAGGCAGCCTGGTACCTTGATGGCGTGAAAGCCTGCACAAACGACCGTTCACCAAGCGCTTTCATTTTTGCGGCGTTCGAAAAAGACACACCGCACGCGGTAGCCTTTTACAACGCCGACCCCGACATGATCGAAATCGGTCGCCGCGAGTATCGACGACGCCTGCAGGTTTATGCGAACTGTTTGCAGTCCAATGTGTGGCCTGGCTATCCCGCTGCCATCACGAACCTGTCCCTTCCAGCTTGGGTGCTGAAGGCAGCCAACGACAACAACAACCAGGAATGACCACCATGACCTTCGAAGTCCGCAAAGCGCAGCGCCAAGGCGCGCGCCTCTTGATCCAGCTGTCCGGCGTGTCCGGCAGCGGCAAAACCTACACAGCACTGCAGCTGGCCTATGGCCTGGCCAACCAGGACGCCAGCAAGGTGGTGATGATCGACACCGAAAACCGACGCGGTTCGCTCTACGCCAACGCGCTGCCAGGTGGTGCCCAGTTCAACATCATCGACTTTTATGCGCCGTTCAGCCCCGACCGCTACATCGAAGCCATCGACGCTGCGTGCAATGCTGGCGCCGAAGTGATCGTCATCGACAGCGTCACGCACGAATGGGAAAGCGAAGGCGGCTGTGAATGGATCGCCAACCAGACGCGGTTTCCCGACTGGAAGCGCGCCAAGGCGATGCACAAACGATTTATGACGCACATGCTGCAGTCACCGGCGCACATCATCGCCTGCACACGTGCGCGCGAGAAGGTCGATTTCAGCGACCCGAAAAACCCGCGACCGCTGGGCATCCAACCGATCCAGGAAAAGAACTTTTCATTCGAAGCCACGGTGTCGCTGCTGATGCACAACCAGGGGTATGCCCAGGACGTGCTGAAGTGCCCAGCCGATCTGCAGACCGTTCTGGGTCGTGGCGAAGGGTACATCGGCGTCGACGAAGGCACCGCCCTGCGCCACTGGGTTGATGGCGCTGCGCCGGTCGACCAGAAGATCGAACACCATCGCGGCATGCTGCTGAACGCCACCGAAGGCGGCCTGCAGGCCCTGCAGGATGCGTGGCAGAACACACCGAACCCAGTGCGCAAGAAGTTGGGCGCTGCGTTCTTGGAACAGCTGAAGGCCAGCGCGCGCGCCTATGACGACGCACGCCAGCCAGCAGCACCGGAAGTGCCCGCCGCAGTGGGTGCGTTGAACCAGGCTATCGAGAACGCTGCCAGTCAGCCGACAACTGATAACTGGGTCTAAGGGAAGGACGACGATGTCTGAATATCTCACACCAAACGAACTCGCCGCCCGCTACAAAGGCGCGATCACCGTGCGCACGCTGGCCAACTGGCGCAGCACCGGCCACGGCCCGCGCTTCACCAAAATCGGCGGGCGCGTCCTGTACCCAGTCGAAGCCGTCAACACTTGGGAGAAAAGCCGCACCAAGACTGATGCGGCGTGATCTGCAGTGACCGGCTGGGTTCGCCTGGCCGGTCTTTTTTTGACTTTTTGCAAACCCTACCCTGAACCCTACCTAAACCGTTTTTCTCGTTTCTTGAAACCAGCCGTAAGTCCTTGATCTTGCTTGGTGAGCGCGCAGGGACTCGAACCCTGGACCTACTGATTAAAAGTCAACCCTGATGCCATCATCGCGCATCACGCTGGTTCCCAGAATATCCCATCAAGCCTTTGTAAACGCGTGATTTCCTATGAATTCCCACTGTAAGTGCCAGCGCCGGTTTGGGCTTTTGACTTCGGCTGAACCCTACCCTAAACCATACCCTGGAAACAGGGGGTCGACATGCTAAGTGCCCGCCAGGTCAATGCCGCGCTGAAGTCAAAAAAGCCCGAGATTGTGCTGAACGATGGCGCCGCTGGTCGCGGCACTGGCAGCCTGCAGCTGGTCGTTCGTCACAATGATGGCCGCACGTCGGCCACCTGGTTCGGCGCCTGGTACGTCGACGGGAAGCTGCGCAAAAAGTCGCTGGGCCGGTGTCCCGATCTGCCGCTGGTGAAGGCCCGCAGGCTGTACGAAACCCAGGTGCGTGACGCCCTGGCCGAAGGTCGTGACCCGCGCGCCCTGGCCATCGAACAGGCCGACGCCACCGTCGAACGGATGTTCCAGGGGTACGTGGCCCACATGCGCCAGCAGGGGCGCAGCAGCGCCGCTGAAGTCGAACTGCAGCTGCTGACGGGTAAGAACAACGCAGCCGACAAGCTGGGGCGCCAGCGCCTGGTGCCCACAATCACGCCGAACGAAATTTCGGTTCTGCTTGGCCGGATTTACGACCGTGGCGCCAGGTCGATGGCCGACCACATGCGGGCCTATCTGTCGGCAGCGTTCAACTGGGCGGCAGCCGCGACGCATGACTATCGTGCCAAAGACCGCCAGGACTGGGGTCTGAAGTCGAACCCCGTGGACGTGGTGCCCAAGGACAGCGGCGCGTCCAAACCTCGCGAACGTAACCTGTCGGCGGCTGAAATCCGCGCGCTGTGGCGCGACCTGGATGGCCCAGGCTTTGATCTTGAAACCGCAGCAGCCATTCGCGTGCTGCTGTCGTGCGGGCAGCGCGTGCGCGAAACCCTGCGCATCGAACGTGGCGAAGTCGACCTGGCTGCGATGGCCTGGGTGATGCCTGCTGAAAAGACGAAAACGAAGCGGGCGCAACACGAAGTCCCACTGCCGCCACAGGCTGTGCGTGTGCTGCGCCTGCTGATGGCCACCAGGAAAGGTGCCCAGCTGTTCACCATCCAAGACACGTCGATCAATCGGGCGCTGCGTCGGTGGGCTGAACGCGAAGGTGTCGAACCGTTCCAGACGCGTGACCTGCGCCGGACGTGGAAATCGCGGGCAGGGGACGCAGGCGTCGACCGCTTCACGCGCGATCTGATCCAGCAGCATGCCAAGGTCAGCGACACGGGGTCCAAGCATTACGACCACACCGACTACCGGCCACAGCTGCGCCAGGCGATGGCACGCTGGGCCTGGTGGCTGCGCCGCACGGTGCGGGGTTAGAATTCGCGCACACCAAGACTGCTGTGGTTTGAATGGTTCACGCGGTTGCCGCCGTAAGGTTTGCGCTGCCTCTGGTAAATCCACCACAGACCACAGCCGTGTTGGTGAAAGCAGATTCCGAACCCGACTTGCATTCGCTTATGGCAGCCTGTCCTTCGGTGCAGTGAGTAGCCAACACCCCACGCCATCATGGACATCGCAGACCAAGCCAACGACCTGATCGAAAAAGAAACCGCAGCGCGCCTGGCCACGCGCCAGGTGATGATGCTGCAGCCCTGCGGGTCGTGCCATAACTGCGGGGAAGACATCGAACCAGGCCGCGTGTTCTGCGCTGGCGTCGACTGTCGCAACGACTACGACAAACGCCTTCGGGCACAAAAAAACCGACCCGTAGGTCGGTTGTAAAGGCCGGTTTTACCCAGCAAGGGGAAATCTTCAGGCGAACATCGTTTCGGCTGTCTGCTGAACGTGATCGACACGCGCCAGCCAGCCTTTGATGAACTTCACCTGCGACGGGTCGCGGTCGACCAGTCCTTTGTAAAACGATTCTTTCGCAGCGCTGAACTGGTCCAGTGCGTGCTTCGGGTCGGCCTTGGCCACAGCGCCCATCGTGCCAGGACCGATGGCGCCGTCGGCGGTCACGCCCACAGCCTGCTGCAAGAACTTGGCAGCGCGGCCAGGTCCGGCGTTCACGGCGAAGTCGAACACAGCATAATCCAGGCCACCAGGCAGGTCGTCGCCGTGGACCTTGTCCCAGTAGAGTTTCTTGTAGAACGGCTTCACCGTATCGACGGTCAGCGCGCGCATTTCGCCGTCGGCGATGGGGCGGCCCAGGTACTCGGACCAGGCTTTCTTTGTGACGCCCAGGTTCGTTTCGCCGCCGTGGTCGTGCGGGTCGTTTACATAGCCGCCTTCGGATTTGATGATCTGCGCAAACGCAGCATCGAAGTTTTGTTTCATGGTTTACCTTTCAAGTAGTGTGCCGCGCACGTCGTTGTAAAAATCAATCAGGGCATTCAGTTGCCGGATGGCGTCGTCGCCTTCGGCTGCGATGTCGAGAAGTTTTCGAGCAGCTGCTGGGTCAAGTTTGCACTGCGCTTTGATGCCAGGTCGGGCGGCAGCAGGGGCGCTTGGGGCGGGTTGAACGGCACCACAGGGGACTGACAGCCACATAGAGCCAGACAGCAGGCCATCAGCCACGCGGTTGTTTTCAGTTTTTGCATTGTCTTGGGCCTTTCGTAATTCCAGCGCGTGGTTGTTGGCGCGCTCTTGCATTTCGCGCTCTTTTACCCGCGCTTCGTCGTTCAGCCTGGCGACTTCGATTTGCATTTCGGTCGTGGCGTCGTGGTGGCCTTTGTAGTAGCCACCGCCGAACGCGCTGCTGATCGCCAGCATCACACCGATGATCACCCAGGGGTTAGGCAGCAGGCCGAACATTTTCGTCACCGTTGTCGTTGTCGATCACCACGGTCTGCGTGACCTGTGGTTCTGGTTCGGGTGCTGGTGCAGGTGTCGACATCGCCTTCGCGCCCAGAATGATGGCCAGCACAGAGAAAATCTGCACGGCGATCAACTCGAGTATGCGGTAGTTCTGCTTGTCCGCTGGCGCCATGTCCAGCATGGGCTGTTCGGAGAAAACCACGCTATATGCCAGCAAACCCGCGATCATCACCAGAATGGTGACGAATCCACGCAGGATCATCCGTTTGCTGTTCGCTTCGATCTGTTCAGGCGTCAGGGCTGGGCCACGCCAGGCGTCGATGTACTGTTTGAATTCACTTGGGGTCATGGTTGCGTTTCCTTAAATATTCAGGGCAGGTTTGCGTGGCCTCGCAGATCGGCGGTTTGCAGTCTTCTTTTTCCCAGTTCTTCGGGTCTTGGCAGTGGTAGCGGTAGCGTTCTTGGCACGCTGTCGCGCCCATCATCACCACCAGCACCAGGATCAGTTTCAGTTTATTCATCTTGGCCTTTCTTGAATCGTTCCCGTTCGTCACGCAGCAGCACGATGGCCTTGTCGACTTCTCGTTTGTGGTGCACCAGAACTGCGTCGACCGTCATCAGCCGCAGCAGCAAGATCACAAAGCACACAAACAAAATGCCGATGACCACGCACAGCAGAATGATCACCCCATTGTTGTCGTGTTTAGCCATACGCAGCCCATCAAAACCCAAAAATAGAAAACCAGTCCAAGCCCGACAGACCAGGCGATGCTGCGGTCGATGCGGTCATTCCGTTCGTTCCACAGTTGCGCGTCGCGCTTTGCCTTTTCTCGCTTTTGCTTCAGCTGCCTGGCCTCTTGGCCAGCTTTCACCTTGTCGTTCATCGCGTTGAACCGCGTCCACAGCGGCCCCAGCTGTGACGGTGCGCGCACGCGCATCATTTCGCTGAGTTTCATATACGCGCCGTCGACCTCGGCCTGCAGCGTTGTCAATTCCAGAACTTCTTTCGGGTCGATTACGTCCTTCCCGAAAACTTCGTCGTATCGCTTGGCGATGTAAGCCGCCAGCGTGCCGTGGTTTGTGAAGAACTCGCCCAGGTGTCCGATGAACTGCTGAACGATTTCGTCTTCGGTGGGGATGTGCGTTGTGTATTCTTCGCGCTTGCGTGACTTCGCGGCTGGCGCGGCTGCAGCGGCCACTGGTGCAGCTGGTGCGGGCGCTGGCTTGATGCCGAACAGCCCTCTGATGATCGACCAGATACCCTTGGCATCCTTGACGATCTGCTGTGCTTGCTCTGCAGCCTTTTTGATTTTTTGGACCTGCACGGTCCCTTCGCCCAGGCATTCGCAACAATACTGAATGCCGCTGTAAGCGGCCCGCAGTGCTGCAAGTGCTGTGAACGGGTCCACATCACTTGGGCAGCGTGTTGAACCAGGCTGATAGTTTGACCACCAGGCCGCCAACGGCAGCCGATGCGCCACCGACCATCATCAGCACACGCCAGCCACCCTTGGCTTCGGACAGTGTGGCGTTGATGGTCGCCAAGGCGGTGGTGAAGTCAGCGCGCATGCCTGAAAACTCGCGGCGTAATTCGGCGATTTCGTCACGTAGATCGCGCACGTCACGTTCCAATGCTTCGATTTGCGCTTCATGTTTTCCAAGGTCGCGCTGAACTTCTTCGCCCATATTTAGCCTTCAGTGGATGGGATGACGTCGACAGCGGGAATTGCCGCCGCATTCGGTTCTGTTGGGATCGCCGGTGCTTCAGGTGTCGCAGGCGGTGCGGGTGGCGCTGCAGGTGCGGGCTGTGCCTGCGCCTGGCACTGCTGCAGCACTTCGTCCAGCACGCGGCGGCTGATCTTGTGCGGCAGTTCTTCCAGGCCAGCCAGGATCACGTTGATCGCTTCAGGCGCCAGTTTGAGTTCGATGGTTTTCATGGTTTCCCCTTTGTGGTTGTAAAACAATTACCAAGGCTTGCCGCGCAACACGGGCGGGTTTTTCTGCGCCTCGATCTGTGCGGCCAGCGACTGTTCGACGTCGGCTTTGCCCAGCTTGGCTTGCACCCAGCTGATGACGTCGTGTTCGGTCAGCTTGTCGAACTCGATGAACGTGTCGGCGCGCTCAAAGCTAACCGTGCCGTATGTGCTGGCGGTGAATTCGCCGTCCACTGCGGTCACGCTGTAGTGGCCGACAGTCACCAGGCCGTCGGTGGCTTCACGTTCAAGTTCGTTGATGGTCCAAGTGGTTTGCATGGTGTGGTTTCCTTATTCGTACAGAATGTTAATCGAACCGGCGTCGAACGTGTCGGTGCCGTTCACGGTGGTGATGCGCACAGCGGTCAGTGCGGCACCCAGCGACACCGCGCCAGCAGAAAACGACGCGCCGTTGCTGCCGTTGCGCGCCAGCGTGCCACCTTCGACCCAGGTGTTCGAACCGATGGTGCTGATCGTGATCACGCCGCTGGCTGTGTCACTGGCCACGAAGTTGCTCGACACGACAAAACCTGCGGTGCTGTTGCTTGCGGCCACAGACGCCAAGCCGGTGACGACTTGCGACGCGTAGCCGCTGGTCGTGAATGTTGTCGAACCAGTGCCCAGCTGCACCAGCAGGTTACTGGTGCCGGACAGCGACACGCCACCGAAGTTGATCGTGATGCGCTTCACCCACGATGGGATGGCTGTGAAGTCTTTCGTCGTGCCAGATGTGGTTGCCTGGCTGGTGCCGGACACCAGCGGGCGCAGCGTTGCCGTGCCATCATTGATCGTGCCGCTGACGGACAAGTTCGTCGCGCCAGGGTCGGTGGTGTTGCCGATTGACATGCCACCGCTGGCGAAGATACGGGCGCGTTCTGTGTCATTAGTTTGGAAAGCAATATAGCCAGTCGAACGACCATCACCAATGATGCGTGTGTATCCACCAGTGTTTGTGGCTTGAAAATCTAAACGACTGTAATTTAAGGTTGCGTCATTAACTAATCCAAGTCCCGCACCATAAGTGCTTTCAGATTGAATTGTAAATTTTGAAAAGCCAGTAGTAAGACCAAGGTAAAGCTTCCCACTAGCATCAAGCGTCATTGCTTGGGTGAAGGTGATAGCTGTCCCTGCTGTGCCGGAAGGTGCGTTGTACCAGTAATGTGCCCCGCTGCTTTGAACGTAGTTACTGGCTGCGGCAGTTGTCAGATACAAGTTACTAGAACCGTTGAAATAGTAATTGTCGCCAAAAGCTAAGTTGCCTGAAGCAAATCTCACAGACCCCGTTGTGCCAAACTGCTGCGCTTTATAACCACCACCCCAAGCACTAGGCGTAAGTCCCAAGCCTAGGTTGCCTACAGCATCAAGCGTCATTAAAGCAGTATTGCTGTCGTTCGTTGCCCAGTTAAATGATGGATTTACCGATGAACCACCGTTGATAAACCAAACTTTATGGTTCGCATCATCAACAGCAAGAGATAGACGAGTTGCTCCGGCAGTGCCTGTCGTATTGGCGATTTTGAATTGAGCGCCGTTTGTGGTGCTTCCGTTTGCGCCAAATACTGTCAAAGGATTTGAAGGCGAACTCGTACCAATACCCAGGTTGCCAGCGCTATCCAGGCGCATCTTTTCAGCGCCGTTGATGCCAAATTGCAGAGCGATGCTGCTATAGCTGGAAACAAAAAACCCAGTGCTTGTCGAGAAAATCGAGCCGCGAGTTGTGCCGCCGTCTTGAAAATCTATCTCGCCACCGCCTGTCGTTGCGGTGCCGTTGATGGTCAGTGTTTTGTAGCCTGCATAATTGTTTGGTGTTGCCGTTCCAAGGCCCAAATTTGTGCCATCAAAAACCAGTACCGCGCCAGTGGTTAGCTGTTTGCTTGCGTTCAGGTACGGCACGCCGTTCGCAGCACCACCAGACAGCGTCACGTTGCCCGATGCGCTTAAATCTTGGAATGCGAACGAAGTCGACAGGATTGCCCACACCGTGCCGTTGTACTTTTCGAACCGGTTGTTCGCGCTATTCCAGCGCACCGCGTTCGTGGGCACGTTGGTCGCGGTCGTGTTCGCAGGGTCCAGGCCCAGCGCCAGGTCTGCGATCTTCGCGTTCAGGTACGCCAGGAAATTGGCGTAAGTGTCAGTCGTCGCCGGTTTGTTGAAATCAGCCATTTTTAGTAACCCTTGATGGACCAGGACGCGGTGCCGCTTACGCGCGTTCCAGAACTATTGAATAAGTATATCCGCATGCCTTGCGAGTACGTCGACACGTTCCCGCTGGTGTTTGCGGTCGTCAGGGCCACCGTGTAGCTGTTCGCGTTCACGACGCTGGCCACAGTATAAACACCCGACAGCGCAGTGCCAGACGTAAAACTCAGTCGGACCTTTTGACCCACGACTAAACCGTGCGCTGTTGCAGACACGGTACAGACGTTGGATGTGATCGAGTATGTCCCGCTAATTACCGCGTCTAAGAAGTCATACACGGCAGTTACCGGTGTTGTACCCGCAGGCGTCAGCGTGATGCTGGTCACGTCGATGAACTCGCGCGCGAAGTTCGCCACCGTGCCCGATGCGTCGGTCGACGCGCATGCGGTCGAACCGGCGTCGTTCTTCAGCTTGGCGTCCAGTGTGACGGACATTGCACTCAGCGTGAAAATGCCTTTGCCGTCCGCGTCGGTCGCAGTAAGCCGCACCTTCACGTATCGGAACGAAGTCGCATAAATCTGCGCGCTGCCTGTGTTCGTCACCCAGGTGCTACCGTCAGCCGATGTGCTGATCGTGACCGCCATGTTCGGCGTGCCTGCGATGACGCTGGCGGTATAGGCGATGGTCACGCGTGACGAAGCCAGCTGTGTGCCGAAATCGAAGGTTTCTTCGTAATAGCCAGGGCTGCTTGACGGCTGGATGAACACGGGGAAGCCCGCTGTCACCTGGTCGCCTGGTGCTGCCCAGCTGTGCGATGTGAAGTGGCTGGCGAATGTCTCGGTCGTGTTGACCGGCATCACCACGGCGCCGTTTTCCAAGAACGCCGACGACTTCGTGCCTGAAAACGTGCTGTTGAACTGGCCGTAAAACGTGAAGTCAGGCGGTTCGGACACCTTGGCCGTCACGCTGACAGCCGTGGACGGGTTGCCGTCGGTGTCGACCGTTGCGATCCAATACGTGTACGTGCCGCCCTGGGCTTCGTTGATCGTCGTGAACAGGCCGTCTTTGCGCCCGAAGTCGACGTCGTAGGACGCCCAACTGGTGCCCCTGCGGATCAGGTAGTGGCTGATCGGCAGTGTGGTGTTCGCTGGCTGACCCCAGAACAGCATCACGGTGTTGTCGACGACTTCGGCGCGGAAGTTTGTCGGGCTGTTCGGCAGCTGCTTTGTGACGGTCTGCGAATAGCCCGTGCTGATGTTGCCAAGCAGGTCGACGGTTTTCACGGTGATCGTGCGGTCGCCCACCCAGTCGGCAGGCAGCATGATGCCGTTCGATTTCACTGTCTTGCTGACTGCGCCATAGCTGACGACGTAGCCAGCCAGACCGTACTGCGGCGCCACATCGGACCAGGACAGCGTCACCGTCGAACTGGTTGCGCTGGTGGCGTAGAACGATGTCGCGAAGCTGGCGATATTCGTCACAGCGCTGGACGTGAATGTCACGCTGGCCGACGTGCTGCTGTAGTTGCCCAGCGCGTCGATGGCGCGTGCGTAGTAGGTGACAGACGAACCGGCTGCGGGTGGCGCTGCCAGGAATGTCAACGCATCACCCTTGAACACAGCGGTGGACGATGTGCCCCAGCCGGTGTCGGCGGTGCGGACTTCGAACTGGGCGACGGGCACCTGGGTGGAAATCGGCGAAGCTGGCTTCGACCAGGTGATCTGCAGCTGCGTGCCTGTCACCGAAGCGGCCAGGCTGGAAATCGCGTTCGGCGCCCCCAGGGTGAACGTAGTGGTGGCCGAAGCTGCGCTGTAGTTACCCAAGAAGTCGATGGCGCGCAGGTAGTACGTCTGCGGCGTGCCTGCTGCTGGCGCTGCTGCCTGTGTGCTGGTGGCCGAACCGCTGAACACAGCGCCTGCCGTGCCCCAGCCTGTGTCGCTGGTGCGGATTTCGTAGCCCACCACGTCCAGTTCGACGTTGGCCGACCAGGTCAGCGCCACAGCGTTGCCGCTGACGGTGTTCGCGAATCCGGTGGGCGATGCGGGTGCAGCCGAATAGTTCACCGACGCAGACACCCAGGCGCCGCGTCCGATGTTCACGCCGGCCACGCGCACCGATGCGCTGGCGTTGTAGTTCGCGGCCCAGCGATGTGCCGTGCCGTACTCGGTGGCCACAGCCGACCAGGTGGTGCCACCATCGAAGCTGATTTCGACGGCGTAATGCTCGGCGCCTGGTGCCGCCTGCCAGCTGGCCACGTACTGCGGGGTCGCGCCAGTGACGTCAATGGCCAGCGTCAGGCCGGTGACGGTGGGCAGCGGCGCCGTGATGGGCAGCTGCGAGTATTTCAGCGCCGGTGCGGTCTGGCCGGTGTCGGCGGTGTGAACCGATGGGTCTTCGTTCACCGCAGTGATTTCGACCTGGTACGGGCCACGCGGCACGACGGACACGACACGGGCAGGCTGACGCCAGGTGTCGGCAGGTCCGAAGGCGATGTGCGTGCGTTCTTCGTCCAGGCCAGTGTACGGGGTAAAGCTGGGCGATGTGGCCAGCACCAGCACGTTCGGGCTGGCGCCTTGGGTGGCCACGAACGGGCCGTCGATTGAACCGTCGCGCTTGCGGATGCCGACATAGTGCGTCGCGCCAGCGGTCCAGGTCAGCGTTTCGTTGGTGGTCAGCGTTTTCGTGCCAGACACCCAGCTGGTGACTTCAGCAGTTTGGCCCCATGCGGGCATGTCGTGCGCGATGGCGATCAGGTCGCCAAACGATGGGATGAAGCCTTCAGCCTCGGTGCTGAACTTGATCACCTTGCGGCGGTACTTGTTCGCAGCGGCCTGATACAGACCTTCGCGGAATGCCTGGGCGCGTTCGCTGACACCCAGCAGGCTGATCTTCGCGGGGTTGTCCGATGTGCCACCGGCCAGGACGCACGACACCGTGGTCTGCTGCCAGGTGTTCTTGTCGAAGTACGTGACGTTCACGCTGTCAGCGGTCATGCTGGTCGCCGTCATGTACTGAATCGACATGCTGTTTTGCACGATGTTGCGCATCGAAAACAGCGCCACAGGAACGGTCGCGGCCTGGTCGCGGCAGACGTGCAGGATGCCGCCTTGCATGAACGGCTTGGTGCGGGCCACGGCGCCGATCTGTGTCAGCGCTTCCCACAGCGTCGAAGCGGTGTCGAACCGAACGTCCAGGTAGTCACCACGCGCGGCCAGCGTCTGGTCCAGCGCATACAGGGCGGCCCAGTCGATGTTTGCCGACGACAGCTTGCCGCCGTAGACGGTATTCATCGCGGCGTCAGCAAGGGCTGCAGCCACCGAACGCGTGGCGCTGGTGGTGGACGACAGGCCGGTCGCTGTGACGGTTTTCAGCTTGCGGGTGGCGATGACGTTGATCTGACGGGCAGACTGCGACGACAGGTTGTTCGTGGCCTGCGCACGCACCGCCAGCAGCGTGATGTTGCCATAGTTCGCCGTGTTCGGCATGTACGCACGCATGCCAGCCCAGTCGATGTCGTGACCTGCGCGGGTGCTGGTGTCTTTCGCATCCAAGCGGAATGCACGGACCTGGAAGCGTGGGTAAGTCTGGCCACCGCTGATCGCCGACACGTCGAACTTGTATGAATTCCTGATCGGTGTCGTGGTGGCGCCAGTGATCGAAATCAAGCTGGATGCGACCAGCGTGCGCGTGCGCGTGATCACATAATCGCCGTCGTCGCTGCTGGCTGTCTGATACTGCGCTGTGTCAGTATTAGCTGGAACATGCGTCCAGTCCCATGAATAAAAATTCCAGTTGCCCCAGTCGGTGTACGCGTTGTCGCCGGTTAGTGTCGTCCACGAACCAATGGGACTGCCTGCCTGGTCGACCAGCCTGGCTTCCACTCTGAACTGGGCCGTCTTGCTGGCCAGGCTGCCGTTGTCGTTCGCGTAGTACAGGCCGCGCGGACACACCACGTCGATGCCGATGGATTTGCAGACTGTGGTCGGTGCGTTCACAGTGAACGGGCCGATGGACGTGGCCACGATCACGTTGCCGCTGGTTGTTCTCGATGTCGATGTGACGGTGAACGTGTCCAGCGTGGGCGCTGTGGCCACCGTGTAGACGCCGCTGGTGGCCGCGCCGCTGGTGATGTTCAAATAGACGTTGCTGCCGGTCGTGTAGCCGTGCGCGGTGGCGGTGACGGTGATCGTGGTGCCGGTCTGCGAGTATGTGCCAGCCTCGGACAAGAATTCCTGGCCAGACACTTCGGACGATTGCACCACGTTCGCAGGGAACAGGGTAGGGACTGCGCCAGGCAGAACCACTTCGTATTGCACGCCGTTGAACGAACTGATCGCGCTGTCAGCGATCTGGATCGCTTCGATGCTGTAGTCGCCCTGGCCAATGCACAGCAGCTGATACAGGTATTGCTCGTTGTTCGCGTATTCGACATACGGCTGCGCCGCGAAGTCAGGGAACACGCGCAGGCGACCGTATTGAACGGGGATGGCCTGGCCAAGCCGTGCGGCGTTGCCTTGCGCCTGGATGTTGTAGGTCGGGCTGGCGGCAGGTGTTGCCGCGTTCGACATACTGCTGGCCGTCACCGGTGGCGCGATGGCGTTCACCAGCATGGAACCTCCGACGACAATGGCAGCGGTGCCGATGGTGGCCGCGATGCCGGTCAGTCCCAGCATGGCAGGGCCGACCAGGTACGGTGCAGCGACAAGCACAGCCAGCAGCAGCACGGTGTTCAGTGGGTTCGATCCACCGCCACCACCGCCTTGCGGCAGCATCATAAACGTGACGATCTGATCGCCACCGACGCTGCGGTCCCAGTCCTTGCGCAGCACGATGTCGCCATCGACCATCGCGATGAACGGTTTGTCGGTCTTGGGCGCCAGGTTGCAAATACGGCGGCGGTTTTTCACCACGCGCACTTCGCGGTGGCGTAATGGATGGAAGGGATCGTGGACCGTTACGACGTGCATTTTTTGTAAAACTCCATGCCATGCCATCCGGCTGCACGCATTGCGCTGACGTTCTGGAAAACGACACCAGAACCTTCGAGACAATGCAGGACGCCACCACCGTCGGCGTCAATCCAAACCCCGACATGGGATGGGTGTTTTGACTGTGAAAGCAGTACCGCGTCGCCTTCCTGCGGCTTTTCCACATGATACCAGTTCGACCGTTCTTCATGCCCCGTGAACGCGCGCACGCACGCCAGCTTGTTGCAGGCGTCGACGTCGACAGCGGGCACGTCCTGGCCGAACTGTTCACGCCACACGCGGCGCGCAAACGCCCAGCAGTCGTGCTCGCCAGCCACCCAGGGTTCGCCGATGTACTGGACGGCCCAGTGCGTCATGGCTGCAAGCCTGGGAAGGTGTCCAGCGTGTACATCTGCGACGGGAACTTGCGGTTCACCATGTCGCCGAACGTGGCTGTGGCCGTCACCTTGAACACGTCAGCGGTCATGCTGATGACCGTCAGCGTCATGGGTGGGTTGTTCTGTGGCGCCGACAGGTCGGACGACAAGAACAGGCGGTAAATCACCGTGATGGGCTGATTGCTCGAAATCGCCAGTTCAAGATTCGAAACGATCTCGCGGCTGACGTTGTCGATGGTGATCTGGCACTGGGGCACACCGGTGGCCGACACTTCGGGCGGCACGATGTCGAACGCGAAGCCGACAAACAGAACCGTCTGGCTGGCATCGCGCGGCGCCGTGCTTTCCAGCGTGGCCGACAGGTCGACGAAGTCGCGCACGACGCGGATCGGCGCCGTGAATGCTGGGTGGTAAAGTTCCAGCGTGTGGTACGCCACCTGCGTGGTGGGCGCCGACGCGTAGGCTTCTTTCAGGGCTTGGGATAGGGTGCTGTCAGGCATATCGCACTTCCAGCTGGGCCTGGACCTGCCACAGCAGGTTCGGCATCGGTTGCGCGTTGTAGGGCGCCAAGAACCGTGCCGTGACCGTTGTCAGGCCCGTCTGACCCACCGCCAGGTTGATCGCAAACCAGGACGCACCAGCTGCGCCGTCGCCGTAGAACCAGGTTTTGAACGTGGCCATCTCAGCGTCGGTGAACAGCCACTGCAGCGAAACGTGGTCGATCTTGGCAGTCGAACGCAGACGCGCGCGCGCCGTGCCGACTTCCATGTTTGTGCGAACGACCTGGTCCTGCGCCGACGTCTGATAGCTAGACGTCATGGGCGACGGTAGCGTCGATGGAAAAGTTGCCATTAATATGCCCCTGCAGCGCGGTTTGCGCCGTATGTTCGTTCAAGCGCCGACGTAACCACGCCAGTGCCGCGTGTGATGTCAGCAGCGATGGCCGACTTCACTTGTTCGATCATCACGTCGATGACGCGGTTGCCGTTGTTGTCGGTGCGTTCTTTGGTGGTCGCTGTGCCGCCACCGTTGTTCATCACGTTGACGATGACACCCTGGCCACCACCGCCGGTCATGTTGACAGGGATCGACCGGCCATCGGGCAGTGGCACGTATGCTTCGGGCGTCTTGCCTTCGCCGAACATGGCCAACTGCGGGCTGCTTGCGATGCCGCCGCTGGCGTATTTGTTCAGCGGCAGCGAACCGCTGCTGGTCATAATGCCGCCGTTTGCGAAGCCGAACATCTTGGCGATGCTGGCGCCCATGTCACCGCTGCCCATCGCAGCCGCCAGTGGCTTGGTGATGCTGTTCTGAATCTGGATGCGGATCAGGTCGCTGATGATGCTGTCGGCCAGTTTGCCAAAATCCAGTTTGCCGGTTTTCACGAAGTTCACCAGCGCGTCTTCCATGCCCTTGAACGCGTTCCCGAACAGCGTTTTCGCCTGGTTCGCTGCGCTGGCCGCGCTGTCGACGTAGTCGTTCATCGCCTGCTGCCAGCCGGTCGTGAACTGGTTCTGCTTGTCGTATTTTTGGTCGATCAATTCCTGGCGCTTTTTCAGCAGGCGGTCATATTCTTCGGTGTTCTTTTTGATGCCCGCGTTTTCCAACTCGATGCCCACCAGCAGCTTGTCGCGTTCGCGCGCCGACAGCGTCATCGCCTCGGTTTCGGCGGCCATCTTCTTGTTGGCGTTCTCAAACGTCAGCGCGGCCATTGCCACGCGCAGTTTTTGCGAATAGTCGTCGACCTGCTTGGCCAGTTCGACCAGCTTGTCTTTTTGCCCTTGCGCCAGTTCGACGAACTTGCCCTGCTTCGCGGTGGTGTCGAACTGCATCTGCGCTTCTTTGGCAGTCGTGATGCGGTCCTGGAATTCCTTGACGTGTTCAGCCTGGAACTGAAGTTTCGCAGCCTCGACACTCAGGTCGCGGATGGCGTTTTTGTATAAATCGACCTTGCCGGTATCCAGCGCACTGTCGTCGATGACCTTGCCGACTTTGATTTCGGGCGCGGTGTCGGCGCGCTGGCGCGCTTTGATTTCCTCGGTGGTGCCCTGGCCAAACACCAGCGAGTTTTTCAGCAGCTTGTCGTGGAACGCCCGCATGTCTTCGGCGCGTTCTTTTGCACGCTGCACCCATTCCTTGCCCAGCTGGTCAACCCTGTCGAAGTCGCCAGTCACGAACGCAAGGACTTGCTTGCCGCCGGTCAGCACCGTGTCGACCGTCTGTTTTAAACCGATCCACAGGTCATAAACCGCGACCGTAGTCAGGCGCGCAGCCTCGCCCACGTAGTCCATGAACCCTGCCACGTCTGGCTTTGTTTTCGCCATGTCCAAGAACGCGCTGGCGATTTCCTGCAGCGTGGGCAGCAGTTCGCTGACCATCGACGTGGTCATCAGCTTCGTTTTGGCGCGGATCATTGTCAGCGTGTCGTTGAAATTCTCGGCGCGCGCGGCAAAGTCCTTGGACATCTTGACGCCCAGTTCTTCGATGGCGTCGCGGCCCATGTTCAGCATCGGGATCATCTCGATGCCAGCTTTGCCGAACAGGTCGACAGCCAGGCGCGCTTTCGTCGGGCCGTCGGCCATCTTGCTGAACGCGTCGGATGTGCGCAGCAGCAGTTCTTCGACCGACGTGCTTTTCAGGTCCTTGGCACTGATGCCCAGGACGCTGAACGCCGCAGCGATTTCCTTGCTGCCGGTGTTGGCCTTGCTGACGGCCACTTCGTATTTGCCGAACGCCTTCGCCATGTCTTCGATGGCCACGTCGGACAGCTTGGCAGCCTGGGAAAACATCGACAGGGTTTCAACACTGACGCCGGTTTTCTGCGACAGCTTGTTCATCTTGTCGCCAGCGTCGATCACGTTTTCGACCATGTCGGCCAACTTCATCACGCCAACTGCGGCAGCCAGGCCAGCGAACGCACCTTTCAGTGCGGTGAACTTGCCGATCATGCCGTTGACTGAACCGCTGACGCCTTCCAGTGAATTCTTCAGCTGGTCGACAGCAGACTGGCCAGTGACCTGGGCTGAAATCTTAAATGCGACGTCTTGGTTCAGTGCCATGTTGGTCAGTCTTTGGAGTTGATGATCTGCAGCGCGGTCACTTCCATGACCTGCAAGTCGGCCAGCATTTCGCGCTGGTTCTCGACACCTTCGATTTTAAACAAGAACTCGATGGACTGGTAATTCAGGCCGACCACGCCGCCCATGCTTGTCAGCCATTGCGTCTGCAGGCGCATGAACATGGCCACCACCGGCCAGTTTTCTTCGTGGACTTCGAAGTCGCGACTAGGGCTTGAATCCTGAACGGCGACGACGATGTCCGATGATGCACCCATCACGGCCAAGTCGTCGGCCATTTCGTCTTTGACGCCGCCACCTGCCCAGTGGCGTGCGGCGTCTTCTAGTTTTTTCGCTTTGCGCCGGTGAGAGAATTCATCCAAGCCATCACGACAGCAGACGCCACCAGTGGCACGTCCAGCAGCTGGTCGCGGGTGCCTTCAGCGAACGGCACAGCGTCGCCATTGGCATCGGTGACACCAGCCCAGCCGGTCAGCACTTCACGCGCCAGGTCAATGTCGGTGATGTCGCCGCTTTCAATCTTCGCTTTGATCTCGGCCATGCGCGACTGGGGCACGCGCTTGAACTCAGCGTCGAACGTCTGTTTCTCGCTCTTGCCACCGTCGACTGGGAATTCGACGGCGACCGGCCAGGTGTATGAAGTCTTTTGTGAAATTACGAACATTTTTTCCCCTTCTTAAAAGCAGCAGCGGCCTGGTGGCCGCTGCGTTGTTGAACTCGTTGTCGCTTACTGGATCGACAAGTTAAATTCGTCGTTTCCTGCAGTGCTCGGCGTCATCACGTAGCCGATCTGCAGCATTTGAACGCCGTTGTTGTCGGTGTACGTAGGCTGCAGCAAATCGACCGTGCTGGACGACAGGATGATTTTGTTGCCAGCAGTCGTGCCGTGTGTGATCGACAACGCGCCAAGGCCGTTCGCCAGTGCAGTGGTGAACCAGTCTTTCGTCGCGATGGTGTTGGCTTCGAACGTGACCTGGCCAGCGGCCTTGCGGTCGGTGATCTGGGCGTACTGCGTGCCGATCAGTGTGCGGTAGTCCACCTGGTTGCCCAACTGGAACGACAGGTCTTGCAACACGGGGGTGGCGCCGAAGAAACTGAAAGCCGGTGTGTTTGTGCTGTTGGCCACCAGTGGGGTCTGGAAGCTGCTGTAAGACACGGTCGGCAGTGCGGTGTCGGTAGGCGCGTTGTAAATGCCCACGAACTTGAATTTGAACACGGGGATTTGCGCGCTGTTGATCGTTAGTTCGACGTTGCCGCGCGAACCGGTGATCTTGTGCAAGACGCCGTCGACGTTGAAATAAATCGTTGCGCTTTCGAAGGCCGACGAAACAGGTTTGTAGTCGACCTTAGTGCTGGCCGTGATGTTTTCGGACAAGCCGCATGCACGAAGCAGAACACCATATCCAGGCGCAGTGCCAGCAGCGCCAGAACCAGCGGCTTCGACTTCGAAGTCAAGTTCGACGTGGGTGCTGGCCTCGAGTTGTTCGAAGTTGCCCAAGAACGGACGGATGATTTCGCGACCGACCAGCTGCGTGGCTTGCGGCTGCACGTTCAGGTTTCGAATCAGGATCGCGTTCGTCGCACCAGTCGGGGTGCTGTCGACGCCGTAGGTGGTTTCAATCTTCGCGAGAATTACGCGTTTTCTGGTTAATAGCATATCAGGCACCTTCGGCGGTTACGGGTTGTTCTGCAGGAACCTGGGCTGGCTCCACGTTGTCCTGGCTGGCGGCCTCTTGCGTGCGCTCGATCAGCGTGCGTGCGCCCGTTTTCGGGTCGACGTTGTAGCTGCCACCAAATCCTTCGAATTCGTCCATATTCTAAACCTCAAAGCGTTGTCTGATCTGTCAGGCTCGTTTTGTAGAGCACATTGTATTCGCAAGTGACGACACCTGCGGCCTGGTCTGCCTCGATCATTTCAAACGAAACGCCGTTCGGGTGAATGTCGTAAGACAGGCCACCCAGTGTCAGGTCCTGCATCATCTTCGCGTGCAGGCTGGCGACGATGGGATCAGCCGCCTGGTCGGGCACCGGTGAACGCACCAGCACCATGACGGCGACGGTCAGCGTCCAGTCCAGTCGGGGAATTGTTGTCTGCGCAGCTTGGTCTTGGCGCGGTTCGACAATGACGGCGGGCGATTCGCCACGCGCGATGGGTTCGACGCGGCTGCGGTAGACGCGGCCATTCACGCCACCGTCAACGCTTTGCAGCTGGGTGACGATCTGCGCCAGGATTGCTTCGCGACGGGTCGTCATGTCTTACTCAAGAAAATCTGTGCGAACAGGCCGTCGTCAATTAGACGGCATTCGCGCACGGTGTACGCGGCGCCATTGATGGTCAGCGCGTCGCCGTATTTTTTAGAACCGAACTCGCTGGCCAAAATGGTCAGCGTGTAGTCGGTGGTCAACACCATGCCGCCTGCGATGATTTCCGAAGGCATGTCCAGCACGCCTTTGCCCGTCACCGTTCCGTCGGTAACAGGGACACCGAAATCATTCAAAAAGACGGCAGGGCTTTCGGTAATCACTTGGCTTCGTCGCCTGCTGGTTCGGTTTGCTTGGCAGCCTTCTTGGGCTTCTCTGCGGGTTCGATGGCGTTTGCGTAGGCTTCGGCCTGGTCTTCATCCAAGTCGACAACGTCGCCGCTGTGGAACACGTCTTTGCCGATCTTCACGGCGAATTGGTCGCGAACGATGAACTTCATGTTTTGCTTTCGGGGTGGCTAGGGAAAAGGGGCGGCACTGCCGCCCCTTCACTCACCTGCTGATTAGGCAGTCAATGCGTCAGTCATTGCAGAGAACGACTTGGCGTGGCGCAAGCCCATGTCAACAGACTGCAAGGCGCGGATGTCCACGCTGCCGTTGTTGTAGCCAGAACCGTATGGGTTAGGCAGGACTTCCAAAACGCCCCACTCGCCGATGATCAATTCAGACCAGTTGCCGAACAAGACAGCAGACGCGACGCCGGAGGCGGTGCCCTTTGTCAATGTGCTAGACACTTGGTTCGAACGACCGAAGGTGTAGCCGTTGATCTCGCCAGGGGTGCCAGAACGCTGGCCGCCTGGGTAGTCGGTCCACAGGTACTGGCCGGTGGTCGACTTGAGTTTCTTCAAGGCGCCGACGACTTTGCTGTTCGACAAGTAGGCCAGGTTGCCTTCGTCCGCGTTGGCTGTGGTCACTTGGGTTTCCAAGTCGATCAGGTGGTCAATGGTGATGGCTGCACCGTTGGTGCCGCCAGCCACAGAACCGATGCCGCTGGTGTTCAAAATGCCAGTGGGCTGACCGTTTGAACCAGTGCCTGCGATAGCTGCCAAGTCGATGGCCAAGGCCAACTGTGCTGCCAAGTCGCTGCGAACGATCATTTCGATGTCCGGTGTCGACTGCATCATCATGTTGCGGGTCATCTGGCTGCGTGCGCCAACAGTCTTGGGCGACAAGCTGAGTTTGTCGAAGGCTGCTTCGGCTTCAGTCACGTCTGCACCTTCCGACACCCAGTAGGTGGTGGTGGCGCTGGTTTGACGTGGGATGTCCACGTTGCCGACCAAGCCGGACAACATGCGGGCGCCCAACTGAACCACGCGGGCCTTGTTGCGCAACACTTCGATGAACTCGGAAGCCAACAAGTTGGTGGCCACCAAGGTGCCGCCAGTAGTGCCAGAACCGGCTGTACCGACAGCGTAGGCGCCAGACGATGCGTTTCGCATGCTGATGTTCATTGGCATGAAGAAACCGGCGGTGTCTTTGCCGCTGCGCTTGGCGATGGCTTCGGAACATGCACGCTCGAAACCGGCATCTTTCCAGTTGCCAGTCACTTGGGCGCGGATGGCGCGAACCAGGCTGTACTCTTGCTTTTCCTTGTCAGTCAAAGGCAGATCGGATGCGCCTTCGGTGACAGGGGTGCGCTTTGCGTCGGCGATCTTGTCCAAGAAAGCGGCGCGGGCTTCGTCGATAGAACGGCCACCTTCGACCAAGCTGCGTGCCAGGTCTTCGTTGCCGAACTTTTTGCCCAAGGCGTCGATGGTTGCGATGCGTGCGCGCTCGGCTGCAATAGCCTCGCCCTGCACGAGTTTGATGTCAACGGCTGGTGCAGCCGCAGTGTTTTCTTGCGTCATTGTGACCTCTGGAGGATTTGCTGCGGCAGCAGCGGGTTGGTGATCACGACGTACAAGTACGTCGCGTTCTTCCGCAGTCACAGACCGACCGACACCGATGGACGGGTCGGCTGGCACTGTAACCAGCGAAATTTCGTAAGGCGTCCAACTGGTCGCCGTATATGTGGGGATGTCCGATTTTGCGTCGGTGATGTCCATTTCGTTCACGCGGTAGCCGAACGACACGTTCCGCATGATCTTGTCGTTCACCATGCCCATGCACTCGTCGGCCTGGGGCGTGTTCGCGAAACGCACGGTACACATGCCGCGCTTCGTCTTCGTGTCGATGCTGGCTTTCTCGATCACGCCGATGATGTCGTCCATGTTGTGGTTGAACAGCAGCGGGGCGCCATCGTTCAAGCGCGACAAGTCGGCAGCGCCAGCGGCGTGCGACAGCACTTCGTTGCCGAACCAGCGTTCGACGGGGTATTCGCTGCTGAAGCTGAACGACAGCGTGCGGGTGTCCTGGTCGACCGCCAGGTCGCCTTCGGACATCGCGCGCACCAGCTGCGGCAGCTTAAAGCGCAGCTGGCCGTCCACCTCGGTGAACTCCACTTCGCGCTTGGCTTCAGGCGTGGCTTCGACAGGTTTTGCCTGCCACGGCATTGCGTGTGCTTGTTTTGTCATGGGCTTATTGTAGCTGTTCGATGAAGTAAATCGTGTCGTCGATGAACGAAGTCGCTTCGTCGATCAGGTTCTGGATTTCAGAACGCTGGTCGACTTCGGTGCGGGTTTCGTCCACGAACGCCAGCAGTGCGGCCAGGAATTCCAGCACCGCTTCTTTGCTGCCGTCTTGTGGCGGGTTCACATAGCCATCAGGATAGCCGACGATGATCTGTCGATTGCGGCCCTGCCACGTTTCGGCGATGCTGTCGGCCTTGTCGATGATGCCTTTGTAGAAATCATCCAGCGCTTTGTGGCGCGCGAAGCTGCCGACACCCTGGCACTGCAGGTGCAGCACATGGGCTGCCGTGCCTGCGTGCATCAGCGTGATGATTAGTTTTGCAATAGCTTCCATATGGCGCGGATTATCAGGTCAGTGAATCAACTGGTCAAATTGTAAGCCGTGAACTTAGGTGGCATCCGATGATGCGTCGGCACTTTCGTCTTCGGCTGGCGCTGCTGCTGCGTCGTCGGTTGCGTCACCAGGCGCAGCTTCTTCGGCTGCGACAGCAGGCGCCACAGTTGCCTGCAGCTGCCCCTTGTCGTCGACCTGCGCCGTGTCGGTGTCGAACACCAGGCCCATGCCTTCGGCCATTTCGACTTCGCGCCGACGTTGCTCGAGCACTTCCTCGATGTCGCCGCCAGACTGGGCGATCACTTCGGACTGGGTCATAAAACCGCAGCGCACCGCGTCTTTGTAAGCGGCCACTTCTTTCGCGGGGTCCACCCACGACCAGCCGCGCGGCATCCAGCGCACAGCGCGGTAGGCGTCGGGGTTGATCTCATAGCCTGGCAGGTCCAACGCGCCAGACAAAACGGCCATGTCCAGCCATTCCTCGAAAACGCGCTGGTGGAAATTCTGGATCATCCAGGCTTGCAGTGAACGCCAGTTGTCGCGGTCGTCCAACAAGGCCAGTCGGCTGCTGCTGTAGTTCGACTGCGAATAGTCCTTGCTCAGTGTCTCATACGAAACACCCACGCCAGCGGCCACGGCACGCAGCTGGGCGCGCACGAACGGGTCGTAATTGCCGCCAGGACGGTTCGGCACGAATTCCTTGAATGTCTCGCCAGGGCCAAGCGCTTCGATCTTGCCTGGGCTGAAATCCGAAACGCGCTGGTTGTCCTGCACACCGTCGTCTTGCAGTTCGCCGTCGGGCGTCTGGATGAAACCCATGATCGACGCACTGGCGCGCGCGGCCACGACTTCGGCTTCTTCGAAACCGGCCACCTGGTGCATGCGCTTCAGCGCAGACGCGAACCACGGCACGCCACGGGTCTGGCCTGGGCGTTCATGCTTGTAAAGGTGGATGATCTCGTCGGCGTCGACGCGCTTGTACTTCGACAGTTCGACCGTTTTGAAAAGGTAATCGCCTGGATGGTACGGGTAAAACCAGTATGCGACCGGACGGCCCCATTCGTTCTTCTCGACACCCATGCGGATGATGTTGCCATTGTCGGCAGTGCCGTTGCGCTCGTCCATCAGCTGGTCGGATTCGATCACTTCCAGCGCCAGCGGCACGGGTGACGTGCCGAACGCAGTGCCACGCACCATGCGCACCAGCACTTCGCCGTTTTCGGCAGCCGATGTGATCAGCAAGCGCTCGATGTCGCTGAAATTCAGCAGGCCAGCGGTGTGGCAGTTCTGCGCCTTGCACCACTGTGCCCAGGCGTTTTCGATGGCTTCGTTCACGGCCTGGTTCATCACCTTGCCGTTGCGCTGGCGGGTCATCTTGACCTGCATTTGCATGTTCACGCCAGTGCCGATCACGTTGTTCTGGATCGCGCGCAGTGCGTTCTTCACCCAGTCGTTGTCACGCGCCAGCTGGCGGGTTCGGTTGCGCAACACGCGCAAGCTGCTGCGAATTTCGCTGTCCTGGCTGGTGCCGATGCTGGCGTTCCAGTCGTTGGTCAAGCGGTTGAACGTCGCGCCGCCGAACATGCGTTTGCCAGCCTTCTTGGGCTGGTCGCCCTTTTTGCCGAATGGCCAAAATTTCATGGTTGCCCCTTAAAAACGCACGTAAAGCGCGCGCGGATTGCCCAAGCCTTGCGCGATTTTCTGCGCCTGGCGTTCACGCACCACGATGGTTTTGTAGCGCGACTGCATTTCCAACAGGTCGCGCATGGGCGTTTTCTTCAGTGAACGGTTGCCGATTGTGTATTCCTCGGACATGCCGCCATTCAGTCGGGCGGTGATCTCGGCATTGATCGCGTCCAGCGCGATCTCGGACGGTGTGCGGCCATCGAACGCGCCAGGCGTGCCGGTGAACGCCATGTCCGCGATGATTTTGATCTGACCAGTGCCGATGGTGATGCGCTGGGTGCCCTTGGTCACGCTGGCCTGCCAGTAGAACTGGCCAGGTGTCAGCGTTGCGGACTGTGCGGCGGTGATCGTGGTCGACCAGCCTGGACCGTTGGCCGAAGCCACCAGGTCAAGCGCCTGCGCGCCGCGAATGAAGTAATGCAGCGCCCAGTCTGCGCT